CCGTAACAGATATTGCAGAAAACCAAACCATGTATCTTTGTTGATCCTGTTTGGCGTTATCGTTTTCTAAACGAATCTTTCGTTCCATAATCTCAAGATCGTCTATTTGCTCATCCCCATTACTATCTAATTTAGCTGCAAATTCTTTAGCTGCTTTACCTTTAAAAGTTTTTTGTGTCATTTAAACGCCTCTTTCATCGAGTTCATTAAATCTTTAATTGTAACTCTTTTGTCTTTTGGGTCATAGAGGCATACAATCTCACGAGGACAAGCATCAATACTTTCCATAATTTCAATCCCCCCACTACCGTTTGCTCCCTCGTATAAACACCAGTATTGTCTTTGTTGTTTACCTCGAAAACTTTCATGCACCTTTTCTACCTTTTTTAATCTGCATATAGTATATCCTCCATTATCAAGAGTTGGCCTTCTGTAATGCTCATGTGCGTCTGTCAAGCAAGAAGAGACCATAAGTAAAAGCAAAGAGGATAGCAATGCCGATACCAACGGTACAGATGCCAATAGTCCACATAATAATTTTTTCTTTGCGTTCTTGCGCTTCATATACTTCTTTCTGTCTACGCTTGCGAATTTGCCCTTCCATACCTATCAATTCATCCCATGCTTTAGTTCCATGAGTAAACATAATAAATGTTTTAAGTTCGTCACGCTGTTGGTCTAGTTTTTTCTTAGCGGCAAATGCTTCTATGGCCTCCTGTTCTATAGACTGCCCATTAAATACTTTTGCAAACATGGAAGGGTTCTTAGACCTTTTTTCTATATTCGCTACGTCTGATACAGCACCCATCCAGCGAGACAAATCTTGCGTCATGCTTTCAAGTTCTCTACCTGCCATGAATGCTTTTTTAATCCCTCCGAAAGCGGCAGTTGCTGTGGAGATAGCTGCACCTATCGTAAGGGGATCCATATTACATCCGTATAACTATGCTTATTAGTAAAAGAAGAGTAGCACCAGCAGAGCCAAGCAAGATAGATTCAATGCGCTTAACACGGTTAAACAGATCTTTAAACTGAATACTGGTTTCAGTTTCGAGGCGAACCGCACGTGAATCAAGTCTAGCTATCTCTTTGTTAAGAGAGGTGAGAGTTACGCTTTGCCTAGCCATTAGTTCCTTCCATAGTTTTTTTAGTCGTTTCATTGGTTTCCTCTGTATTTACATCTACAACTTGTTTAAACGAAGCAAGAAGCTCTGCTCTAAAACTCTCAGCCGCTCTCTGTAATTGATCTAACTGTCCACGTAAAGTATTTGACCTATTTGTTAAGTCTTTTAGTTGATTGATTAAATACTTTTGTTTATCACTTAAATCTGTCTCTTTATATTGTTGTCCGTCAATGTTTAACACGTTATCGGTCATTTATTTTCTCCTTTTAATTAACTCGGTTTAGTAGGCCAAGCTACACCAGAAATATCCACACCAGTTTTAGAAGAGTTTAATGATGCTTTTGGATTCCATTTAGTTGTATCTTGCTCAGGTAAATCTCTTAGTTCTTGACGGTATGTTTTCCAAGCAGTAGGCACAGAAGAACCAGACTCAAGGGCTTTTAAAATGATCCAATCAGATTCAACTAAATAATCATTTCTTTCGGTCCTAGCAAATGAAACAATTTGGTCATTAGATAAATCATCTACCATTGATTGTGTCCACAAGGCAGCCTCATTTTCTTTTACAAATTGAGCAACACGTTCTTGACTTTCTGCAACAAAAGATGGCACTGAGCCAACTTTAGGAGCAAATGCGTATGCTAAATTATCTAACTGTGCTTCAGTCATGTTTTTATCTAAAACTAACTCAGCCCATCCTCCTGTTTCATAAGTAACAGTAGCTAATCCATTTTCTATTTTTGTAATTGTATATTTCATTGTTTATCTTTCTTTTGACCTGTAGTTATCTCTGTATGTATTAATTCTTTTTCTATTGAACAAAGTTTGAAATTTTTTATTGTCTTTTAAATCTTTTTCATTTTCAGTTATATATGAGTAAGTAATATTTTTTTGCACTCGTTCAAATGGAATAATTTGTGCAACAAGAGTACCAACATCGACATCACCACAAAAACCTTTTTTACATAAAAACGGAAACTGTGGAGCTTCTGGATATAAATCTGTGTCTACAACTGCCGCCATAATTTTTATTGGAATATCATCTCGATGAAAAGGTGCAACAATCAAACAACTCCAACCTTTTGGAGTTTTCATTGCCCAAGGATTTCCTAATTTAGCAATTTGATTTGGCATATCATGGCTATCTAAAGTGGTGTTATTCACTTGTTTTATTGAGTGATGAAATAAGCGATACAACTCTGGATTTTTTGTTGGAAAACTTTCTGGATGTTCTATGCTATTTATATCATACGCAGTTTCATTTCTTATAAAAATATGATGCCATAGAGGTATACCAAATCCTAATTTCATAACATCCATAAAGGGCATACATTTCTTTACACTAATATTTTTCATTATAGCATCACCTTCACGTTTTTCTGGGGGTATATTTAATTCATGTCCTTTCATTTTCTGTGGTAGAAATTGTGTCATTGGCTTTGGTTTTGGAGCAACCTCATAATCAAGGTATTCACACTTTGTAAAAACAAAACGTAATTCAATGTTTCTAGCTTTATCTGCAAGCTCTTCAATTTGTTCTATTGTTTTAAGATGTAGCACCATTAATCGTTCCTGTTGTTATTATATTTATTGAACCAGATGAGAAAGATGCGGCTTTGCCTGCAGCACCAACTGAACCTGCTGAACCTCCACTTGAACCTCCACTTCCATTAGATGCGTTTCCGTTTGCTCCTGTTGAACCAGTAGAACCTCCACTTCCACTTGAACCTGCTGCACCTGCAGCTCCTCCATTTCCACCTGATCCACCAGAACCACCAGTGCCACCAGTACCTGCGTTTGTTCCACCGCCTGAACCACTAGAACCAGATGAACCACCTGCCCCAGAACCTGCGGATTGATTATAACCAAATCCTATCGCACCTGCACCACCTGCTCCTCCTGCGCCACCTGCGCCACCTGATGTGCTTGATGTAGTTGTTCGTGTAATATCAAAATATCTTACATTTCCTGGGTTAAACAAATAGTTATAAGAATTACTTGCCCTTGAATAATTTGCGCCATCATTACCTGTATCTGGCCCAGAATAAGTCATCGAATTACTTGGGTTGCCAGAGAATACTTCAACACCACCCCAATAATGTTGCTGATTTGGTTGATTACCTTTGTTTGAAAAGAAACTCGAATTGCCATCTGCTCTGCCTCGCGTTACTGATGAGCTAGATGAACCATTACCACCTGCACCGCCTGCACCGCCGCCACCGCCGCCTGCTCCTCCACCACCTCCACCAGAGATTTCTCCAGTGTTAATTAAGTCAAATGAATGTGCTGAAGTTATTGCGTGACCACCTGCGCCTCCGTTACCACCAGTGCCACCATTTGCACTACCTGCTGAACCTGCCGTTCCTGCTGTGCCTCTAATAGTTCCTGCGTTGTTTATGGTGAGTGTCCCACCCATACCACTTGGAATGGTTATTGGGCCAAGATCCACGCCACTTGGAATAATTAATGTTTTTGCTAAAGCGCCCTGATAGCCGTCTGTGCCAAAAGCAGTCTGTAAATTTAAACTGGATGCTGCCGAAGCGGTCACTTGTAATCCAGCAGCCCCTATAACTACACCAAATCCTAGAACATTATAACCAAAACTTGTCATTACGCATCATTAGCCGCATCAGTTGTAAAAAATAGTTTTATACCCAAAAGTCTTGCATCTGCATCTAAATCATCTGCGGAAACATCTCTTAAAATTTGAAAGAAACATAAGTCTTCTGCGGCAGGACTTCCTGCTATAGTAACTGCTCCACTCTCTGCTGTAACATCTAAATCGTTACTTGTTCCTGAATGAGCTTTTGCAGTAGCCACCACTGTAGTACCAAACGCTGTGTTCAAATCTCCATTATCGGAGAAAGATCCTCCTGCTAGACCCCACGCTGTTGTTCCCGTGTCTGTAGATGTGGCTGTAAAATAAGCCTTAAACGTAATTGTTCCTTCGTTCCAAGATTTAGGAAAAGCTATTGTAAACTGTGCGTGTTCATCACTTGATTTATCAAAGTCTAGACATTTTAATTCAGGCCCGTTTGATAGTTCAACTTGAGTAAGATCAGCGCATCCGTTTGTGCTTTCTGGATACATTGCTGCAGCAGGAATCCATATAGTTTCTTTTCCTGCAACCTTTACAGCCGCACTAGATACTGTTGGTTGTTGCGTAAAATTAACTACCCCACCTGATGATATTGCAAGAGCATCTGTATCAGAAGCAGAACCAATGTTACCTGCATTTGGTATCACAATATTTCCACCAGTGGTCATAAGACCGCCACCTGTGTATGTACCACTTACGTCTACGTTACCGTTAATATCAATTAATGTTGAGTTAAGTTCTATTTCATCATCTGCATTAATATCTAAGTCCCCGTCAGCAGGTGAACCAATATTAATAGCGCTGTCACGGAATTGAACTACCATTGCAGCATTAAGTAATAACCCTGTATCAGCAACGTGTGTAAGAACAACATCATTATCAGCGCCAAAAGATAATGTTGCGGCATCGTGTTGTAATTCTAAATCTTGGGTTAGCGTAACATCACCATCAGATCCTATGGCAATAGCATCTGTATCAGAAGCAGAGCCAATAGTTCCTGCGTCAGGTATAACAATGTTACCTCCTGTAGTCATAAGACCACCACCTGTATATGTACCACTTACATCTAAATTTGCATTTACATCTACAAGTGTTGCATTAAGTTCAATCTCATCTGTTGCGTTTATGTCAAGGACAGTAGCACTAGGAGCATTTATAAATTGTGATGCATCATTAAACTGAAGTTGCATTGTAGAATTTAATAACAGACCTGTATCAGCAACGTGTGTTAGTGTTACATCTGTATCTGCTCCAAAACCTAAAACTGCAGCGTCAGACGCTAAAGATAAATCATCTCCTACCGAAACATCACCCGCAGCGTCAATATCTCCAAACGCAACATCACCTGCACTACCGCTAAATACTTCAGATGAATTAGTTGCATCAGCAATAAACGTAAATTTACTTGCGCTATCATCGAAGCCAAAGAAACCTTTTTTAGCTGCAGAGCCTGTGTGATATCTAAATTCAATACCTCTATCTTTGTTATCATCAGATCCTGGAGCAGTATCTCCACCTAATGTCATAATAGGGTCGTCAATAGTAACGGTTGTGCTGTTTACAGTAGTGGTCGTACCATTTACTGTTAAACCACCACCTACAACGACATCACCATTAAATGTAGCTTTTCCCGCAAGAGCCATGTCAATATCGAGAGCAGTTATTGCACTAGAACCATCAGTGCCTTTAATAGCAAAATTTTTATCTGCTGTGCTAACAGTAAACTCAACATCAGATGAGTTATTAGCAATATCTAATATAGACGTGCCACTATCTTTAAATATTATATTAGCGCCATCAGCATCAAGAATAATATCACCCCCTGCATCAAGGGTAATGTCACTAGAGTTATCTATTTCTGCAATTACTGGTGTAGTCAAAGTTTTGTTTGTAAGCGTATCTGTTGTGGCTCTGCCCACAAGTGTATCTGCAGATGCGGGTAGAACAACTGTAACGTTTCCTGCATAGGCAGAGTGAGGTGCTGCTTGTAGCTGTGTATAGTGTGCGTTACTTGATTCACAATAAAATCTTACATATGATTCTGCCCCTGAGTTTTTAATGGAAATTGCACCTGACTCCATGTCAATACCATTAGAGCCGTCTATGCGTACCACACCTGTTCCATTTGGTGTTAATGTTATATTACCGTTTGATACAGTTACAATATCCTGCCCATTGACATCAAGCGATCCTCCAAGCTGGGGAGTCGTGTCCTCTGATACATTTGCTAAATCACCACTTGAACCTGTACCTGCAATAATTGCGCTTCTAGTAATCTTTTTAAGATTACCACCTGATGTGTCCACTGCTATCAGAACATCATCGTCAGCTGCTGTAGATATCTCTGCTAAAGAAGTAATTGATATAGAGTTAAAGTTTGTGCCATCTGCTATGAGTAAATGACCTGCAGTGTTAGTTCCCATAGTAATATCGTCACCTGAAACTGTTAAATCACCACCTACAACAACGTCTCCATTAAAAGTGGCCTTACCTGCTAAAGCCATATCAATGTCAAGTGCAGTTATAGCACTAGAACCATCTGTGCCTTTAATCGCAAAGTTTTTATCAGCAACACTTACTGTAAGCTCAACATCAGATGAATTATTAGCGATATCTAGTATAGATGTTCCGTTGTCTTTAAATGTTACATTAGCCCCATTTGCATCGAGAATAATATCTGCTTCGGCATCAACAGTTAAATTATTAGCTGATATTGTTAAGTCTGTGCCATCACCTTCAATCTTTTCACTATCTCCACCAAAAATAATACCTACATTACTAGGCACGTGTATATCAGAAGTGGCAGTTAAATTTATTTTAGCACTAGAGGCTATTGTAAGATCTGTGCCGTCACCCTCAATTTTTTCACCATCGTCACCAAAAGTTAAACCAATATCAGCAGGTATGTTAATATCGCCACCAGACCCAACACTTATACTTATATCAGTGCCGTCAGATTCTATTTTTTCATTTCCAGAACCATCAAGTATTAACCCCACACCCGAAGGTATAACTACATCAGAAGTGGCTGTTAAGTTTATCTTTGCCCCAGAAGTTATTGTTAAATCAGTGTTATCTCCCTCTATCTTTTCTCCAGTGCCGAAAGTAATCCCTACATTAGCAGGCACAACCACATCCGCTGTAGCAGTTAAATTAATGTTATTACCTGTTATAGTGAGATCTGTGCCATCACCCTCAATCTTTTCACCATCATTGCCAAATGTTAAACCAATATCAGCAGGTATATTAATATCACCACCTGAACCCACGGTGATAGATAAGTCAGTCCCGTCTGACTCTATTTTTTCTGTGGTGGCAAAAGTAATCCCAACACCTGAAGGTATATTAACATCGGCTGTAGCAGTTAAATTAATGTTATTACCTGTTATTGTTAGATCTGTACCGTCACCCTCGATCTTTTCACCATCATCACCAAATGTTAACCCAACATTAGCAGGTATATTAATATCTACCCCAGCTGTTAAATTCATATCTCCATCTGTTGCGAGATCTAATGTAGCGTCAGCGCTTGATCGAATAGATACAGCAGAGTCTCTAAACTGAATTGCCATGCCTGCGTTTAACAATAAACCTGTATCAGCAACATGAGTAAGAGTTACATCATTATCTGCGCCAAAACCTAATATAGCAGCATCGGACTGTAGTTTTAAATCATCATCTACAAACAAATCAACAACAGAAAGTGTTTTAAAAGCATCTACAACAGCGCCACCAGACCCTGCGCCATCTGTATACAACATCTTAGTTTGGCCTGCTTTAATAGTGACATCTGCCCCTGAACCTGAAGTAATAACTATATTCTGGCTTCCAGAGGTAGCGTTTTCAATAACCCATACTTTAGATAGTGTAAATGTACCTGCAGATCCTGCAGATATTGTAATTGTGCATTCAGAGTCTAGTGTGCCTGTATATTTAAGATAAAGAGAACGCCCTTCGTCAGTGGCTCCATCAGCTATAACAGTGGCATGAGTATCAGCATTAGTGGTAATAGCTTCCGTGCCATAACTAAATGCTTCCGCTATAAGTTCTAGGTTGGTGTTAGTAGTTGTACCCCACGTACCTGTTTGCTCACCTGTGCCTATTTCTTCTAGTCTAAGGTCATTTGTGTAAACGCTTGCCATGTTTTAAACCTTTCTATGCAATACGTATAATAGCGGTTGTATCAGATGCTGTAGGAAACGCAACTTTAAATGTGCTATTACTTGAAGACTTATCTGCTCCAAAATCTAAAACGGCCACTGCAGGATTAGTTCCTCCAGACTTATAAATTAAGGCCCCCCGTGCAGTTATGGTAGAACTAGACCACGTGGTATCTGAAAAATTAAGATATGCAATAGTGCCAGAAGTATCACTTTTAGGTGCTGTACCAATGGTTAACGTGTTACCACCTGCTGTATAACCTGTCCCACTAGTTTCGTTAGTTGTTGAATACACAGTGGTAGTAGCATCTAAAGTAGCACTAGATGTGTATAACGCTATTTTAAATGATTGAGATGTATCACTACTAAAGTCTATCTCCCCGTTTAAAAGAGCAATTTTAAAAGAAGTACACAAATAATTACCAGTAAACGCCATTAACCATCACCTTGCCTGTACTGTCCAGATCTATAGCTATCTTGTCTTAGTTTACCGTCTATAGTATTTTTTAACAGCCCTATAGATTGTAAATATAATTTTTCATAATTTTGTATAACATCTGGTTCACCTTTTTGGAACCGTATAGCCTCTATTAACGCACCATTTAACAATGCAGTATCAAAATTATCCCCAAGATAAGTGCCTCCTGCGGTAACTATAGAGGTAGGATACTTAGCATATATATGTTCTATTTCATAATTTTGGTCTGGGGTTGGGGCGAACATTAACTTTATTTTATTACCTGAAGTGCTATGATAAGCATAAAATTTAGGTAGCCCATACTTAGCACTTGTGTTTACAGGGTAAGCATCCCGTAAAAAATTAACATCTTTATTTAATAAATAGTTAGTAGTGCTACTACTTATTACCGCTATACTGTAGGTATAAATATACCCATCAGGCGTTGTATATAACTTATTTGTAGCTGTAAGAGGGCCACTATCTACAGTACGCATGGATGGTAGTTCAACAGTATTAAATATTTTTTGCTCTGCCTGTTGTGTAAACATAGCAAGCTGATCGTCTGAAAAACTGGTTTCACATATATCTTCAATATTTGTTTTTAAGTTAGTATAATTCATGTCGTCACCGTTACTTCACCTACTGCGCTTACAGCTTCTAATCTGTTTGTTCTTAACCCATAAATATTTTTACCATCTCCAACTGGATCCCAACCCCATTGTGTATTTCTACTACTGGGGTATCCTGCAAAATCAGGTCGTGGATCACGAACAGCTTGTGGGTCTCTAACAGGATATAAACCTAGTTTATTCTGCGGATGGTCTGGACTAAAACAGTCTGGGCAAGCCTTTAAATTTGTATTTCTACCTCTTGTAATTATGTTTCGTAGCTGTCGTAGTTTAAAACGAAACCCACATATATCACATTCGGCTATTACTTTTTTACTAGAAGCAAAGGGTACAGTCACTATATCCTCCCTATTCTTGGCACAAAACGTTCAGATGTCTTTTCTCTGTCTTCACCTGCCGCTAAGTTATACTGCTCATCATAAGTTGCTTTTAACATTTCTATTCTGGTTGCTAACTCAGGCACTTTCATAGCTATATAATATGCTAATCCTGCTACTAAACACGGCAAAAAACGGAAGTTCATATCCGCTGTTTCTACACCATTACCCGCATCTTCTATCCTACGTAACCTCCAATACACAAATGTGTATGTTTGTGAACTGTCAGGTACAGGCCAAAGATTTATACGCGGAGCAGTTAGTAACCTTTCAATCCACACCTGAAGAGGTCTACCCTGTGTTAACTTGTTTGGGATAGCCGCGTAGCTACTCACACCTATACGACTTATGGTAAGGTCAGATTGTGTAGAAGTATTACCTGCGTTTGTTCTAATAACGTGATCTAAAAGGTCTATGGTATCTGCAGGTAAAGTATATTGTGATGTACCTGCTGTAAGAGTTTGAGTGCCACTATCAATAGTCCACAGGTTTAAACCTCTGTTTTGCCACTCAATAGTTAATAGATTCATAGACCTACGGGCAGTTCTTAGATCGTATCCAGAACGCATTTCACGACCTGCACGCTCCCACGCTTCTTCAGCGATCTCCGTGAAGTCCATGTCAAATGCTGTTGTACCCGAAGTAGCCATGTTTTACACCATCTTACACTTTCTTATGCCTTTTCTAGCAATACCTGCTCCTCGAACTTTACCACCTTTTTTAAAAGGGTAATTTCCTGGGTCTGGTCTTGGTCTTGGTCTTGGTCTTGGAGGGATTGGTTCTGGGGCATCCAGATAAGGTATTGGTCTTGGCGGCATACCTCTTTCACCTCTTCCACTACCTACAAGTATCTCACTTGGGTCTTGTGGGTTGTATGTTCGTCTTTTTGGTATAGGTTTAGTGGGTGGTTTAGGTGGAGGAACTTTTACTTTTTCTGTGTCTTCAGCACGACCTAAGAAACCTCTAGCCATCATAGCGTCTTCACCATAATCATCTATTAATTGTTTATCTTTTGCCATCCGTATTCTATTTCTGTATAACTTGTTCTTCATATCTGTGTGACCAGATTTTCCAGGTTTTTGGCCTTTACGTGTTTTCATACCGTAGTCTACGCCCTTTGCAGTAACAATATCTTTTAAGTTACGTTCTCTACCTTCACGTCCTTGTTCTCTTGCAAAGTATTCATCCATTAATCTATCAAGATTTTTGTTTTTATCTGTAGACATTTCTTATCTCCTTTAAAAAGTTCCTTTAAATTGGCCACCATTAGAATAACCTTTTTTCACTAACTTAA